CGTAAGTTCTCTGGTATCCCTCGCGGGTTCCAGTTCAACCCACCTACGTCCTCGGGGCCTTCAGCTAAAAGCTGGAGCACCTGACGTTGACGTTTTGGGTAGATTCCGAGTGATCTAGGCCCGAGGAGGCGAGCCACATCAAGAAAATTGCGGTCTGAGACCGCTCTAAACTTGAGTTGTGGCAAAACCCAATCGGGATGGATGATCTTTCCGGCGAATTCACCGATGTGTTTGGAGTGGAGACATTTATGTTCTGCCACCGGGCACTCTAGCGTAGCTAGGGTGTCACGGTAAGCTTTATATAGATCGTCTCCCACAATCGCTACGTCATCACCTAATACCACAAAGTCCCCCCCGTGCTTATTACTAAGCTGAAGGAGGGTACCATAATGGGAGAAGGTGAAAACAAAGAAGGAAGGACCTAAACCTAAGGGTTGCCCCTTAGCCCAGGAAATCTCCCTCTCTCTGTTGACAGTAGGGTCCCATACCCTCCAAGGTCCTCTAGCCGCTTCTTTAAACATCCTTATTTGTTCGTTCCACCCACAAGGGAGGACACGCTCTAAGGCTGAGATCTGAAGCGATAGGGGAAAATGGTTAGTAGCATCAGATAGGTCCACACAGTGGACCGTCCTTTTGTCACGTAACCATCCTTGGATACCCTTCACTCCTTTATCCTGGTCGAATGTACAGTCTCGAGAGCAACTCTCGACTATACGTCCCATGATAGATTTAAGGGGCTGAAGGATATACTGCACGACGCGGTTAGGATTCGCCACTGCCCTAAGTTTGTAACCAGGTTCCTGGATAAAGCTAACCTTCCCGAAAGAAGGGGGACCCGTCTCGGCACTGCCGATAAGGTCCATAAGCCTGTCCATGGACAATCTAGTTGGAATGGTCACCATTTGGTCTAAGACCCCGGAATTCAAAGTGTTGGTAAATCTCCAACAGAAATCCGATCCTAACTTGCAAAGCATGTTAAGATTTTGGAAGAACCATTCGCCTGGATTACTTTCAGGTACAGTCACTGTACGACACTTCCCAGAATCCCAAACCGGTACTCTCCGGTTCGGGGATAATGGCATAGTGGCAAACGGTGGTTGGCGTAAGAGCAGTTTCTTAGAGGAATCGGACAAAGTCCGGTTCCTGTTAGGATGTGCCCTGAATTGAAGTTTGGACTTGTCGGATCCATCCTCGCAAGAGGATCGGAACTTCTCCCATTGATCTGGAGTAACAGACTGAGTTACCTCAGCACTGTACACCATCAATGAAGATAAGCTCCGGAAGACCTTCTTTGGCTCATCTACTCCAACCGAGTAGAGGGGTTTCAGAGGACCTTTCGGAAGTCCGGTCCGGTCGAGAGCAACCCAAGGTGGTTGATAACTCTCTCCCGCTAATCGCTTGACAAACAGTAGTTTAAGCTGTTTTAGGCGATTCACTGTCCATTCTTCTCCTGACCTTTCCTTCCACAAGGAAACCTGGTCTAGGATTGCATACTTCTGCTTCTTACTCAGACCTAAGGCCGATAGACGTTGACATGCAATGTTTTGACTTATAGTCATAGCAATGCTCCTTTCTTTTGATTGGATGTATTACACATTGAGTTAA